TCTGTTCCTAGCTAGTTGGGGAGAGGCTGAAGGGGCCACCCCTCCCCATCTTCTAGCAATTAGCCATTAAAGTGGGCTACGCCATGAAGATTTCCAGTATCAGCTATATACCGAACTTCATGAACAATCGAGCCGTCACAAGCAGATGCAGGGTCATAAGTTCCCCTTGGATCACCTGTTGTAGCAGTTTGAGGGTCAGTAGTAACATTCTTAACAAATGTTGGACTTGTAGCTACTCCATCTTCTGTAGCAGAAAGTGTTGCTTCTGCTGCATATGGAAGACCAAGAACATCGCCCCATCCAACATCAACTGTGTCACTTGCTGCACCAGCGGCTACTTCTAGCTTGTCAACGTACTTGAATGCTTTTTTACCAGCAATCACGTTTGTTCCATTAAGAGTAAGATTCTCTTTCATGGGTTGACCAAGATAATCACGGCCACTAATTGTGCAAACATGGTTAGATCCAGCACTACCTGTAGCTGTTAAAGCTCGGCCATAGGTAGCATCGATCATACCAGAGGTTGAAGTCAAACTAGTTGAACTGCCATCAAAGGTGTTCTTGTAGTTTGCGGAAGTATAGGAAGTAGCAGAATCAGTTGCACTAACTCCATCCCATATTCCATCGGCATCAGGAGCAGCAGGTGCTCCCAAGTTTACAATTGCCACATCTCCTACAACATCAGCAGCAAATTCCATTGCAGGAACATACTGGCTAATAGTTCGAGGGAAGTGATCTTGTACGACTTTACTCATTTTACTTCTCCTGTATCAGTCGTAGTTTCAATTATACTTGATTCTTGCTCTGCGTCAGGTAGGAAACCAGACATAGTATGGAACGACATATCTTTCATGGAACCAACTATTTCTCCGCTTTCCATATCTACCAAGTTTGCAGGGCTATCAAAACCAAGCCGTTTAAGTTCGTCATCAGTACGGACTCTAATACTAGAACCACTAGGAAAGAATACCATATAACCTGCTGGCTCTTCTACTTCTTTGTAGTCGAACCCACCCTTTTTAGCGGGGGAAGCTATTGTATGCTTACGCTTTCCTTCGAGTTTTTGCACTATATACTGAGGTTTAATTTGTGGCATGTCCCTTCTCCAATTCACATTTACTCGTTAATCAATACTGCATGAGTACGATAGGCTTTCCACAAGCACCATTGTCCTTGCCATACAATACGTCTACCAACAGCATCGATAGTCCAAGGGGCTACCAATTCTTTGACTTTCATATTTACATGACGAAGAATGTGCAAGCGGAGGTACTTAGAGTTAATGAAGTATGCTTTATTAACTGGGCAATCTTCATCATAAAGCATCGGAATAGATTGATGCTTAACTCCAGCAAAACCTAAGTCCATCATTTTCTTACCAGCATTACTTTCTGATAAGTTAATAACGACTTTATCTCTTACAGCAGTCCTGTAATGACGATATAAGTTACGACCGCAAAGGATTACGTCAGGTCTGTCACCTTTCAGTGTCATATCCATCAGAATATCATCAAATGCTTCCTCGATATTTGTGCTATCTAGGTTGCCATTGAAGTCATAAGCTGACGTACGCCATTGGGTTTCATTAGCTCTGTTGATTCCACCAACTGTACCTGTAGTTGGATCATCAGGAATGAGCAATGAAAGACCCTGTGGATCAGTACCAGAACCAGATGCATAAAGATAAGTAGAAAACTTCTCTTTAATAGACTCTTCTAGAACGTCCATTTTGGCTTTCATCAGTTTAAAGATTTGAGCTTGACCTCTGTTTTCATCCTCTTCTTGGTCGGATATTACAACAGAACCACCTACCCTAGACCAGTTATACGTTACTGTATCAAATTCGTTGGTCTGAGCGATTGGTTGCTCGTCATAGTATTCGTAAGAAGTAATGTTTGGGTTACGCCCAAGTGTTAATGGATTAGTGATCTCATGACCACCATCCTCAAACTCTACTCGATTGTTCGCAAAAGCCCATGCCATAAGAGCATTAGACTTTATAGAAGCCATTATTAGCTTCTTTCTCGAACGAGTTAGAGTAGAGTTCAAAACAGTAGCAATTGGTGTACTTGCCATTTACTGCTCCTCTATCTAAAGTTAAAGTTAATTCATTATACCTGCTTCACGCATAGATGACTTAATTATGTCTTCCATGTCGGTATCGACAGACGCTATTTGACTAGCATCGGTTACATTATCGGCAGGAGTGCTACCAGAAGGTAGGGAACTCTGCGTATTTTCAGTCTCTTTAGCTTTCCGTTGTTCATTTGCTATGTTTTGCTCATGAACATCTAAAGGGGTGTTCCAATCTAAGCCCTTCTCTAAGTAGAAGTTCTTTAATTTGAAATACGCAGCTTCAGGAGATAGAGAACCATCTTTCTCAAGTAACTGGGCGAGTACATCCTGATGGACAGCGGCATCTGGGTATTGTGACATGAACTGGTTATATATTTGTGTTGCCTGTTCATTTCGTTGAGCTAGTTCAAGTTGCTCCTGTCTTTCAGAAGTTATCGGACCTAATTTTTCGTCTAACATACGACTTAATGCAGCCACGTCCGTTCCTTGACCTACATTATCTATATTATGACCTGCACTTTGTGCTTCTGTCAATAAATATTTAATTGTATCAACTGGATTATCCTTGAATGCAGATATTAATTGTGCGCCAGTTGTTAACTCTTCTGGAGTTAAGTTGTACTGATTCGGTAGATTTGCAGTACCTTCAAATGCTTCTACTTTAGCACGTAGAGTACCTAACTCTTGTTCTAGAGTTTCTGCTCGTTGTCTTTCTCGTTGCGCTGTTTCGTAGAATCGTCTTTCTTTTCCACCTTTTGCGATAACATTTCCTTGTCTGTCAACAAGGTCTTGGGGACCACGAGTTGCTGGCTCTGCTTGTTGAGTCTCAGGGCTTTGGTCAACTCCATTTGTTTGTTGCGGTTCTGCTGAAGTTGTCTCCTCCGAGACTTCCTCCGCTTGACCTTCAATAGTAGTGGATTGTTCATCGTTAACGTCATCCCCTTCCCCCATGCTATTAAGTATGTTTTCTTCTACAGATAGTTCTTCATCAGCCATAATAGTACCCCTTTACTGCTGTGTTGCGCCTGACTGCTGCATAGCAGCCATAGCTTGTTGTAGTGCTGCATTTGGATCAGCACCTTGTTGAATCTGTTGTGCAACTTGTCCTTTAAGTTCTGTAGGTAATTGCGATAATATCTGATCAAGTTGCGCTTCATCCATAGGTTGACCACCTTGTTGTGGCTGTCCCTGTTGTGGTTGTTGTGCTTGCTGTTGTTGAGCTTGTTGTTGTTGCATCATTTCCTGCTTCAATGTTTCCCAATCGTCATCCTTCATGGTTATTTCATCGAATGCTTGTTGGAATACTTCAATCATAATACGAACAACTGCCTGTGGAGCAGCATTTACAAACTGTCCAAGCACTTGACCAAGCTCTAAAGCCTCTTCTTTTTTGGCTTGAGACGTGGGTTTCTTAGTACTTCCACCTACAACATGGAAAGATAATATTGTCTCTATCTCATCCTGTGTCATATTCATCCAATCTTGTCCATATTCATCACCGACTAACTGAATTACAGTTTCTTTATCGAGATTCATTAGACAAAGTTGTGCTAATGCCCATGCAATATCACCAATCCAATCTTCAATTGCGTCACTTTTTTCATCAACTCGCATATTTTGAGCAGATGTAGTGATGTTTGCACTAGTTGTATTAGTGTTTGTACGGAATTGTTCACCTCTAAGTACTGCACCTACACTGGAAATCCTGTCAACTGCCTGATATTTTGCTTCCTTATCAAATAGTTCACTGAATTGCATAGATGGAGGAGGAATTGTTCCTACAACTTCTTGCAGTTTTGTTCCTTCTGGCAACTTTAGACCACGAGCAGTTCCATCGTCACCCGATAGTACGGCTTCAATGTCAGATCTATCGACTAAGTTACTGTTATATAAGACATTCCTACGTACCCATCTTCTTGCCCTGCGCTCTTCATCTACCATTTCGTTAATCGCATCTTGCTGATCAAGGTAGTAGGAAACTTCTCCCTTCGTAACTGAGCCTTCTGGACTATCAAAGAACATTAAACCAAATACATTAAAAAATCTATCTAATTGTAAGGGATCGTCCCAAACCCAAATAGGCCAAGACCAATCCTTGTTATTAAACAACATAACTCGCCTAGTTGTCTTATCCCAAACAAACCAAACTTCCGTCCTTTTCGCTTTATCGAAAGAGTCTTCATCTGAGAAACCATAGTCTTTCGCATTATGTTCTTGCTGGAATATATTAAATGTATCTGGGTCTTCATGACCAGTATCTTCATCTTTACTTACTTTCATCACATGAGATGGTTGGTAAATAGACTGATACTCGTCTGCACTGCCTTTCTTTTTCATTGCATATCTTGCAAGTAAGAAACTAGTAGGAATAAAATCTCTAACCATTACCCACTTGGCATCTCCGAGATCAATCTCCTCACTATCAGGATCTACAACAACATCAAAGGGAGATAGCCATTTAAGTGTTGGACCTGATGGTTTGAGTATGTCAATGGAATCTTCCAATGCCATAATCTCGCCTTCTATCTTTTCCATTTCTTTTACACTTTTAGACTTCTCCAATTTCTTAGCTAGATTTGACAGATCTTCTAATGCTGTCTCACTACTATCTTCTTTAAATGTCCAGTTTAACTGTAGCCATGCTCTGTTAGTTAATAATGCTGTGACAACTGCTCGTTTTGCTTTGGGTTTTAAATTAATTCCCGGTGCAGCTTTCTTTTGCATTATGTTGTTCACTAGATGTTCCAGTGTTACTGCTAGCTTTTCGTACTTAGAGTTAGTACTAGTAAACTCTGCTTTTGGGTTACGTGCGTATAACGCTGGAACCATAGTAGTGACATTGGCAAATACTACGTTCTCTGTTTCTGTAATATTATTATTTAATCGTTGATTTCCTATTAAATTTCCAGAGGCGTGTTCATTTCTTACACGATGAGGAGTTTGGTCGTTATCAAAGTAACGCATACTCTCACGCCAAGCATCTTCGACATCTTTTATCTTAGCAACACCAGACTGCATACGTGACTTCCAAACCTTACCATGTGATTTGGAAACAGGTATCTTACTTTCACCAACTACTTGATATACTGGCTTGCGTTTACGAGTCTTCTTTGGTGTTGGTTCATCGATAGACTTATCTATGTTACGTTCTACGTCTGTGGGAAGTTCATCATCTGCCATTTATTTAATCCATTCTGCCATTGCTATATGTGCTGCGTCTTCGGGAGTTTCCCCTTGTTTTATCATTCTGTCAAACCATTCACTTACTTCCGCTTTCAATCTCCAGTAAGCAGTTTCAGGATGATTTTCTGCAAATTTTTTCCAGCCTTGTACATCATTTGGTGCTGGTTCGTTTAAGTAATAATCATCTATTGCTTTTTCACTTGGATAAGCTCTTTCTGGTTTTCCTGTTCTTTCATATTGCTTATCTTCTAGTTTTTGTTGTTCAGCTTCTTTCTTTTGTCGTTTAGCTTCCAGTTCTTGTCTTCGTATCTCTCCTGATTCTTTTGCTGCTTTACGTGCTGCTGCTGCATCACTACGCCTTGTTGCTACTTTATGTGCTGACTTAGCTTGTCCTAAACTCAAATCAGAAACATTACTTAGATTACCTTCATCAATTCTATGGCCTATTTCAACAACTTTGTCAAAGTCTTGTTTTTCCCATGCAGCTTCTAATTGTCTCTTAGTTTCTTGCACTTTTTTTCTAAAATCAATAATTCCTCCTACTTCTTTTTTTGGAGCATCAATTCCTCTAGTACTTTTTATTAAGTCATCTAATTGCTCATCAATTTTATTTTTTAAATCAAACATACCTTGTGTAGTTAATTCAGCCTTACCAACATCTCCGTCTAGATCCATTGCATCTCCACGCTTTAATTTGGGTCCAACGATTTCATCAGTTTTAATAGGCGTACTCTCTGGAACTTCATCGGCTTTAGTTCTATCAATTAACTCTCGTTCTTTTGGAGTAATTTGTTTCTTAGGCTGACCTTTAGGAAACATAGGTGCTCTATCTGCATAATCACTTGCTGACCATCTTGGTACAGCGGTGGGATCTTCTGCATACTGTTCTCCTTTAAGTGTCTTATCACTTTTTGTAGCAATATCATCTAATTGTCGTGATTTTGCCATCTTTGCATATCTGCTCGCACTCGGATCTATTAGTGGAGCATCAACTGTGTCTGCTGCTCCACGTTCTATGGCTTCTAGCAATCTTCTTGAGCCATATTTAGTTGCTACTCCACTAGATGTTAATGCATCCATTCTTCCAGATGCTATAGCTTCAGCCACACTTTCAGCTTCTTTACCACCTTTAAGATATACAGCTTCACCTAATGCCTTACGAAGTTTAGGACCAACATTTGGATCTCCCATCATTGCTCTTAGTAGTACTCTTTCAGATCCTCCCATTAATCCGTGACCAGCACCTTGAAGTCTATTTGTAACATTCATTGCAGCTAATCCGCTGCCACCTGCATATGGAAAGTCTTTACCTTCTAGTCCCTCTATAGCCCTTTGAATAGCTTTTTGTCCTGAACTGGCTTTATCATAAACCGACATAGCCCCCGGTTCAAAAGCCATTTCATCATAAGCAATGGATCTCGCTTTCGTAGGTTGTACACCTCCTTTAGTTAACATTCGCATGATCATTTCATGCATGTTATCATAACTAATAGTAGCTCCCCATGCAGGAGTGGCTTTACCTTGAAGATTTCTTTTCATTGTAGCTACTGGACCACCTTCATCGGAAAGAGCCATTTTACCGCTACGACTGTCTGGTTGAAATAACTCGTCAAATAATTTAGGATCAATTCGATTACCGGCAGCGTCTTTTAGCTCTCCTGCTTTTGATAGTTCTCGTACTATCTTTGGAACTCCTACTGTAGCGTCCGTAAGTTTTGCCATATTTTGCTGTGCTAATGCTTTCTGATCTAACGGAATGTTATCAACAGCTTCTAATAGCTCTTTCATTAGTGGCGAACTTGAAGAGATCCTTCCTTGTTCCATTCCTATAAGTAACATTCTAGCTAAGTTAGCTACTTGTTGTTCTGGAGGTACTGTACCTCTGCCACTCTCAGGCATTATGTGTTCGATATCTCTTACAAGTCTGTCTTCTACTACATCGACTAGTTTACTATCTACGCCTCTTTCATATCTAATAGGAGTATGTGGAGCATCTCCACCAACAACATCACCAGCAGCTACAGGAATAGGTTCGCCACGTTCATATTGTCTTACTTGATGCGTTTGTGGCCGCCATTCACCACCAATAATTGTTCCTTGTTGACCAGTTTTAGGAATACTTATGGGTCTGCCAGACTGTTTCTCAAGTAAATTGCCTAATGCTCTAAGTAATGTTGGGTTAAGCATGTCTTATATCTTTGCCGCCTACTTGTATTTCACGCTCACCCCATTTGCGCCAACCAACTACTTGTTCTCGTACTGGTTTAATTAGTACACTTATCTCTGGTACGTGAGATAACATATATTTAATAGTGTCCATGCCATGATCATTTTTGTCAACGGGTTTATCTATTCTATCACCAACTGTATCAGTTTGCCAGTAATATCCGTTAAACTCATCTATTAACCATTCAAGTTTCTCACTAATATAAATGTGAGGACTATTGTACACACCTGTAATTGGGTGCTGATGATTCTTAACAACAGACAAGTACTGTGTAACTTTTACTATACCATTACTTATATCATTATTGCCACGAGAGCAATAAATACCTTCATCCATAAACATATCTGAAATAGACTTACCAACTAATTTACCTGATTGAGTCTTTCTTCTAAAGATATCTGGATCAGATAAGATGTGATTATTACTTGAGATGTTGTATTCATCCCTTAGTTTCTTGATCCTATCAGTTTGTCCACCATTAGGATAGTATGGATCAGTGATTGGGACTTCTTTCTCATATTCACCATCCATTATCATTACATTACCATGTTCATCCGAGAATCCTATTAGATAACAAAATGGTACTGCCATACCATAGTCATATCCTTCAATGATACTTAGATTACTGGTAGCCATCTGTAACCTTCTGTAATATTCCGTCATATAGCCGTGAGTTACTACATGTACGTCTTCACTGAAACTTGGATACACTAATCCTTCGTATGCTGCCCATTTACCTAGTAGAAATCTATCACGCATCTGTCCTTTGTAGGTAGTTTCCAGTGTTTTAATGAAGTCTTTCTCTAGATTGTCTTTATTCTCGTAGGTACTTCCTTCATATACTTCTAGTATTGGAATTGGTAGCTTATCTTCATCCTTTACAATGTTTCCATCGTCATCAGTTTCACATAATAGGTTTTCATTGTATCTGCCAGCTTTCCAATCGTGATATGGCTTGATTAGATTCTTATATACCCAGTTACGTGTAGGATTTGATGTAATTATGAACCAACGTGGACCTGACTCTGGCATACTGTCATCATCTCCAGTATATTTAGTCATACCACGTAGTCGTCCAAGTAGATCTAGGAAATCTTTGTAAACAATCTCTGGATCTTCTATCTGGTCTACAACTATCCAATCATATGTGGCAGACAACAAGTTAGATGTAGTACTTTCCTGATGAGACTTACCTTGTTGCTGGATATAGCGGAAGTTGATGGTTGTACCATTAGTTAATGTACAAGTATTAGAGGAGTTCTGACTTCTAGGGAAAGATTTGATCCAATCTTCTGGACACCATTTAAGGAACTCTTTACGTATGGTGTCATTGAGTTTTGGATACGTACTTCTTGCAATAAGGCCGTTACTTCCCGGATAATCTTTAGCTAAGTTGATAGCTTTGATACACGCAGAAGCAGTCTTGCCGTTCGCAAACCCTCCACCATAAAATTGTACCTTGGCCTTGGAATTTAAGAAACGATCTTGTAACGAATCCTTGAAAAGCCTAAATGTAGGCATTACACTTTATTGGTTATAGCCCAATCAGTGTTCGCACTTGTTCCAGTACCTACATAGTTTTGGTCAGTAACATCTGAAACAATCTCACCTACATAGTTAGGTGTAGCAGTTCCATGTACCGCTGCAACTGTTCGGTTTACGGAACTTAGTTTGTTTTCTATTCCGTAACCAGTAGTTCCACCGCCATTACCGCTTTTTTCTTCTACTGTCGCCATTGCTTTCTCCTATATCTCTTGAGGGGTAATATCAATTGTAGGTATGTCATTTTCCTCTTTAGTAACATACTCTATTCGTAAGCCACCTTCTATTTTATGTTTATGTTCTACCACATCTGCTGGACGATGACCACCACGATCTAATAAATCTTTTGCAGAATGTATTCGTGTTGCTTCATTTGTACTATTAAGTCCCTCTACCATTCTACTAGCAGCGAGTACTCCAGCTTGTGATATCATTGAACGTACTGATTCCTGATCGTTCTCTATTATATTATGTATAACGCTTTCACGAATTTCTCTGAAGGTATCAGACATTCTAATACGTCCTACCTGTAATTCCTCTAGACCAAGTACTGTTCCAATGTCACTATCACTAATCCCCATTAAGGAATAACAAAGTATCATACTAATTGTATTCATTTTGTTGGGAGGTACAGGTAGGTCGGAAAGTCTACGTTGCGCCATAACGTAGTCTCTCTGAATTTGTTGTGTGTTAGGTATCTCTACTAGATCATCTTTATCATCTGGGACAATTGATCCGTCAGTAGGATTAATAACTGTCCCATCAGATAATACTAGTGGTTCTACTCCAGTAGCTAATGTCATGCAGGAGTAAATTTTGGTTGATAAGTATATCTAGACATATCACCAGCAGGACCAGTATTACTTCCTGTTGGACCAAACCCCGGCACTCTTCGGCCTAGTGATGTGTATTGAGGAGCAGATGAACTTGCTCCAATAGTCATTGGTCTATTACGTATATCACCAGTAGTAGCCATAGGTGGAGTCATGGTTCTTCCTTTATTACCTGAGAACCAATTAGATATTGCATTTATTAGTCCTTGACTTTGATTTTGTTGACCACCCATTGATGCTATACGTCCTGCATGACCTGCTCTACGAGGTGCTTGTGGAAAATTAGCCATTTCCATTTCTGGAGCCATCATAGGTGGGGTAGATAACTCTTCAATTATATTACCCATTTCTAATTCAGGAGCCATAGGTGGTTGTACTGGTGGTGGAGGTGGTGGTGGTTGTCCTCCCATCTGTGCAATAGCACCAGCCATTTCTAACTCAGGTGTGCTAACTGGTTTTGTGTAAACTTCTTGATCTCCGGGCTGTGGTTCTGGTTCTGGCTCTGCTATATCAGGTCTTTCTGGTAACTGATTTCTATGAATCCTACTTTGTGCCATGAGTCTTCCTCGTCTATGAAGAGGGACGGCTCCACTTGGATTACTACTACTAGGTGCTTGAACAAAGCCTGATTGTTGATTTTGTTCGTTAGGGACTTCTATTATAGGTTGGTTAACTGCGTTTGGATCAGTGGTAGATCCCCCGAACTCTTCGCCAAGTAATTGTATCATATCTAAATCTTCTTGATTAAGATCATTTAACATTGCTTGATGCTCAATCATGCGATTCTCATCCGATATTCTAGTCCCACCAGAACCAAGAGTAGGAGCAGTAGTAACAGGAGCATCTGAGGGTATATCTTCTGGCCAAATATCCAATGATCCATCATCTATCGCTTGTGGAGTTGCTGGAGTTTCGTATCTATTATCTGCTACTGGACCACCAGCTTGTGCTGCCAGTTCTTCTTGATCTGGTCCCATTTGTCCCGGATCTGCGCCATATTCTTGACGTACATAGTCTATTGGTTGTACTTCACCAGCAGCGATTTCGTAATCTTTTGCTCCTTCTGGATATATTGGCCTATATCCTCCGAAATTACGATCCATTCCTAATAACTCATTTAGGAAGCCAGCAATCTTTGGGACTTCTCCCCCTAAGTATTCAGTTGCCATTATGCATATCCTTTATCTGGCTTCTTATTAGAAGTCTTCATCTTAGCAATAAGAAGCTCACGAGATTGAGGTAGTTTGTCTTTCTTAGAAGGACGACCTACCTGTTTGCCGTAGGTTCCGGGTCCATAAGGCATTAGCCGAAGTCCTGCTTACCACCGCCACCATTTCCAGAAGCATCATCTGGATAAGTAGTTGGCGCACGATTAGCTGTTGCACCAGAACCAATTTCAGCTTGCATTGTAGTAACATCTGCTGCTGTAACTGCTCTAGCTGTATTAGCTGTATCACTTTGTGTACTATCTAGTACTCCACCTACTTGCTCTTTTGCGGTGACTGTTCGCACCCCACCTTGACTGTTGCTCGCTCCGGTATCTTGGACTGCATCAATTTGTGAAACAGTATAGCTAGCACTAGTACTAGGACTAGCATCGGTAAGTAGAGTAGTGAGGATTTCTCCATACTCTTGCATACCTCTCTTACGTAACATTCTCATTAGATGATAGCGGTTGGGGGACCGCTTACTTAATAATGCATAACTACCTGTAGTATTTGCACCATCTCCCCAGAAATCACTGTAACTTGCCATCGCTCTTGTCTCCATTATTTGTTTTGCTAAATGACGTTTCGTAACGTGTATATTGTAAGTAACATATATAAATACTCCCGTCAACTCACTTTCCGGCCAACGCAGTTGGCTGGCCTAGCACTATATGTGTGACAATAAGATATACTTCGTGTAAGCCTTTGAATTCATTCGATTTTGGGGGACGGCTGATCTCTATATAGGACCAAACTAAAACTACTAAACCCCTACTTTTGGATCACGGGGGGTATTAAATTTCAAGTACATACCCCCACCCCAGATTCATACACCACATTATAGTAATAACTACACTACACATATTGTACCAGTTTGGAAGAAATAATGTGTGCTACGCACTCTCTATTATTATTGCTACCTACATTAAGTGCCTACTCTCTCCCCTTATTATCTTCGCGATTATATGGTTGGTTAAAAAGTAGACCATCTTCACATTAACTTTAGGAGGTTAAACATGAAAACATTAAAGACCATTCATAAATTCTTAAACAAGTACGACATCATACTACTGTTCGGTTCTTGGATAGCTGCTGGTGTCTACTTGGCATACTATCCGTAGTAGGTTGAGAGTTCACGCTCTCTTCCCTTTTTTATTTTTTGAAGGTAGTGTTGGTTAAAAAGCCTTCACTACCTCTTTCTTTAACATTTCAACATTAAGAGGTATATCATGAAACATAATAATTTTCCTAGCATTAAAGTTAAAGTAGTTCGCACACCCGGCTTTCATTCCACAGTTAAGGAAGCTGGACACGAATTTACTCCTTGCACTTTCATATTCACTGATTCAAATGAGAATTGGAAGGACAAGGCAGGAAATACTACTTGGTACATTCGCCGAATCGATTCACCGGACATGGTGATGGATAAGGAATGCGCAAGGCAACTTGGCAAGAACTTCAAGACATTATGGGCACGTATCGCCAAGCTAGTTAATACTGGCGAGATGGACAAGATGTTTTGGAAGGACATTCCAATTAAAGGAAAGCCTTTAGG